TGGTGTTCCCCCGTACCTTGTGGGCGTGTCCACTGGCGCTTATGCCTACACCAGCAGTGAGCAATCACGCGCTGATCTCTACATTTTTGGTGTCAAGCCTTACGCCGATTGCATAGCCTCAACGCTCAGCATGAACAACGTGCTACCGCGTGGCACCTATGTAAAGTTTGATACAGACAGTTACCTAGAGGAAAACTATGTAGCAGACAAAATGGATAGCCCAGACCGACCAAAAGAAAACACACAGGAGTCCCTAGCATGATGCGCTTTACCAGCTCAACATTTTCAATAGATGCAGCCCAAGATGGCAGCCCTAAGCGCACGATTACAGGCATTGCCCTGCCATACAACGTGGAAGCCACAGTCTCTGGTGGTCAGACAGTTTCTTTCTTGCCGGGCAGTTTGCCCACAGAAGGCAAAGCGCCAAAGCTGTACATGAGCCACGACTCTACTCAGGCCATTGGTCTTGTGACTGAGCGCAGCGATGACGAGGAAGCTATGTACTTTACAGCCAAAGTAAGCACCACAGCCCTAGGTGACGAAGCACTGGTGCTCGCAGCCGATGGCGTACTTGACTCTGTTTCGGTAGGCGTAAACCCAACCAAGTTCTCGTACAACGAGGATGGCGTCATGATCGTGGAAGCAGCCGACTGGATGGAGTTGTCACTTGTACCACAGCCAGCCTTTAGCGGTGCTACCATCACAGATGTTGCAGCAAGTATCCCCACATCCGAGGATGATTTGAGCAATAATACAGAAACGGCACCCGATGAGCCTGAAGTTACAGAACCACAGGAGAACCCAGTGTCAGAAACACCAGCCCCAGAAGTCATCGAAGCATCATCTATTTTTGCCCAGCCAAAGCGCAAGTTTGCTATGCCAACACCCGGCGAATACCTTGCCGCTATGCACGCAGGTGGCGACACCTTCCAGAATGTAAACGCAGCATTTAAGGAAGCAGTACGCGATCAGCAAACAGCACTTCAAGCAGCTGCTGGTGACGTTCTTACAACTGATACACCGGGACTTTTGCCAGTGCCAGTTCTTGGGCCATTGTTCCAAGACCTGAACTTTGTGCGCCCAGTCGTTTCAGCTTTTGGTGCTCGCTCAATGCCAAACACCCCAAGCAAGACTTTCATCCGCCCAACAATCACGACTCACACCAGTGCGGCAACACAAACCGAAGGCAGCGCAGTAAGCGCCACCACCATGGTCATTGCTTCTAACACAGTTACCAAAACAACTGTCGCTGGTCAAGTCACATTGACAATGCAGGACATGGACTTCACAGACCCTTCATCTATGAACCTCATCCTCAATGACCTTGCTGGTGAGTACCTCATCGCAACGGACAACATTGCAGCTGACAACTTGGTTTCTGGTAAAACAGCATCAGGCTCAACATGGACTGTCACCGCTAACGACCCAACCTCACTAATCAGCTCTTTGTATGACGCAGCACGCGAAATCACCGAGGACAGCAACTACTTCCCAACTCACTTGTGCGTGTCACCAGATGTTTGGGAAAAGTTGGGTTCACAACTTGACGGCTCAAAGCGCCCAATTCTTGGTTACACCACCAACGGCGTTATCGGTCAGAACAGCATTGGTCGCGTAGGCGGCTTGCAGTACACAGGCATGGATGTAATGGGGCTGTCCTTAGTGGTGGATAACAACTTCGCGGCCTCGACCATGTTGGTGGTTTATGCACCTGGGTTCGAAATATACGAAGCTCAGCAAGGTGTTTTGTCAATTGCAAACCCATCAACGCTGTCTCGCACGTTCTCGTACTACGGCTACTTTGCAACTTTCGTTGCCAAGTCAAGTTTCATTCAGTCAATCGCAATCGCGTAAAGCAAAAGGCGGTAAGCCGCCATGGCTACATACACAGTCACTTTCAAGCAACTGCTAGACAACTATGCAGTGCTACAAACACTGACCGACACTGAAATACAGGTGGGGCAATCCATCACTGTTGCCAGTGTTGCTGCACCTTTCAACGGCACCTTTGTTGTCTATGCCATGCCCAAGTATGAGTACATTGGCATAGACACTGAGGGCGACCTGCTCTTTAACAGCAATGTGAGCATCCCTAATCAGGTGCTGTTTAAGTGCACTGGCACAGACGTTGAACGCACAGCATCAGCTACTGGCACGATCACTTATACGCAGAACTGCACATGGACAACCACGGCAAACTTGATCACATATTTGGGCACAGACATTACAAACCCCAGTGATGACTACACGCTGGCAGCTCAAGCCACAAACGCAGCTAATGACTTTTGCTATAGGCGTAGGCAAGAGTCTGGCTACTTTGACAGCTTGACAACTTCACCGGGCCACGATGTCACCCTTGGCACAGTCATGTATGCAGCGGCTTTGTTTCGTGCCCGTGGCAGCGTTCAGGACACCTTTGCTACCTTTGACGGAATGGGCACTGCAAGCGTCTCAGCGATGACTCCAGTTATTAAGCAGCTTCTGGGCATCCACCGCCCACAGGTGGCGTAGTGGCCTACACAGACCTGCTGAACGAAGGTCTAGATGACCTGTCTGCTTTCCTTGCCACAGTCTCAGGGCTAAGGGTAATTACCGACGCCACAAAGTTGATAGCCAACTGCGTATTCCTAGACGCGCCATCTTTTGACCTGTTTGCTGGCAACGGCAACGTGCTCAAAATGAACTTCCCAGTCAAGATTATTGGCTCAGGCCCAGCAGGTTTACCTGTCCTGCGTCAGTTGCTTTCAATCACAGCTGCCGTAATCAACAGTGGCGCAATCGTTTTGAGTGGTAGCCCTACGGCATACTCGATTGGTGGAGCTGACTATCCCTGCTACGACCTAGTAATCTCTATAGCAGTCAAGACAAACTAAGGACACCATGGCTTACACAATTATTTCTGATCTAGTCGGAGTGCCGGGTGATGAGTTCATCCCAGCAGACGGCATCAACATTGAAGCCCTGCTTGCCGGTGGCTTTATCAAATCCGACAAAACCCCCACCAAATCTGCTAAAACAGTAGAAACATCTCCAGAGGAGTAACCCATGGCCACAAGCACTTATCTTTCTAACCCAACCGTAACGGTGAACGCCGTGGCCCTCACAGGCTTTTGTACTGCGGCCACGCTTGAGCGCACTAACACTGCACAAGACACCACAGTTTTTGGAAATGCTGCCCGCGTATACAGTGCCACCATTGAGGACAACACCCTCACGCTGTCGCTGTTCATGACTTACGGGGCTTCTGAGGTTTACGCAACTCTTAAAGGTTTAGTAGGCACACAAACAACCGTAATTGTTAAACCGACTTCCGCAGTTGTCGGCGCAACTAACCCAAACTTCACACTTACAGGCACTTACCTAGAGACCCTGCCAGTAATCAACGCAACCTTGGGTGAGATCAGTTCTATTGACATCACATTCCAAGGCGGCGTTTACACTGAGCCAATCGTCTAACCCGACTAAACAAAGGAACCCGACATGAGAATTAAACTCAACGTGACCACAGTGGATGGCGCTTATACCGTCACTACAACCATGGCATCTATTGTTGCTTTTGAGCGCAAATACAAGATAGGTGCCGGGCAACTTGCCAGCGACGTGCACATTGAGTGGCTTGCTTTCTTGGCGTATGAGTCAGCAAAACGCGCAGGCATTGTTGTGCCGATTGTCTTTGATGATTATCTAGATCAAGTCATCAACATTGAACCTGAGGATGCTGGCCCTGAAAACCCTATCCAAGGGGCACCTACCGACACGCTTTAGCAGGTGTTCTAGTAGCCACAGGTTGGTGGCCCCATACAGTAGAATTCGACACAGATGACCTCTCGACAGTTATTAAGTTGCTAAATGAAAGTCGCAAACAATGAGTGTAAATGTAGGCGTTGAGTTCACTGGGTTAAAGGTTGCTCTTGGCGAACTTAACCAACTGGACAAATCTCTGCGCCGTCAAATCACCAAAGACTTTAAGACCATTGTGCAGCCAGTAGTGCAAAAAGCACAGACTGACTTGCCCTCTGGCGCACCATTGTCAGGCATGGCTCGATCATGGAAAACAGCGTCAGGTGCTGACATTATGAGTTGGCAAGATGCCCGGGTAAAGCGCAACATCAAAGCGTTTACTAACGCCAAGAAAGTACGTTCATCACCTACAGGCAAGCTGCAAAATGTCGGTGTTTTTGGTATTCGCTGGGCAGGCCCACAAGCCACAATCTTTGACATGGCAGCCAACGGCTTACTAAGTCGCAACTTGACTGCTCGATATGGTCAGCCTTCACGCGTTATTTACAAAGCCTATGAAGCAGCCTCTGATCAGGTTGAGCGGAAAGTGCAAGAGCTAGTGAACCGTGTCATGATGCTCACAGGAAGGCAGGGCAGGCTATGAGCATTGTTCTAAATATCGTTTCGGACTTTGACACCCGAGGAATAAAAAGAGCTGAAAAGGCGTTCAGTGAAATAGAGAACGCTGGCAGAAAAGTCGGTGCTGGTCTAAAGAAAGCGTTCCTGCCTGCAGCTGTTGCTCTGGGTGGTCTTGCTGTTGCCGGGGCTAATTTTGCTATGGCAGCCGCTGAGGATCAGCAATCGGCAGCGTTGCTTGCTCGCCAGTTA